ACGAAATCGATATGGAAATCGTTGGTAAGGATGGCCGTGCCGCGATTCTTCGCGAAATTGCTAAAGGGTTGCAAATGCCTGTGGATGAAATTGTTCCATCTCGGGAGAAAGAAAGCTTCAAGGATAAACTCAAAGCTGAAGCTGAGGCTGCACAAATGCAGGCTGAGCAGAAAGCCCAAGCAGTTCAACCTGATGGCTCTCCCAAGGGTGGAATGGATGGCAACACAGTAAGTAACCGCGACACTGGGAGGGCCGTATGAAGCGACCGTCTCCAGACGTTATGAAGGCTTTAGCTCAACTGCATAACCAACATCCGGTAATCTTAGAATGGTTACAGGAATGGGGAGGGCATGAGTTAACGCAGCTACCAAATGTCGCACAGAACACTGCACTTGCACAGGGTCGGTGTCAGGTTCTGTTAGAACTTATTAAGTTCATTGATGAGGCCCCGCAGATAGTAGCAAAGTCCAAAACATGACAGCTACTTTTAATTACGCACACCGATAGGAGCGATTATGGCAGTACCAAAGCAAGTTCAAAAACAGTCTGAGGAAGTTCAGGAACTATATAAACAACTTAATGGAGAAACAGAAGACGTACAGGCAGTAGCCGAGGCGCCCGAAGTTCCTGTTGAGGAAAATATGGAGTCCGATTCCGACAGTGCAAAGAATGTAGCACCTAAGTCTGACACTACAGAGCAAAGTGATTCAGACGCTAAACCTAAGGAAACTTGGGAGCAGAAATACAAAACGTTACAGGGTATGTATAACGCAGACGTTCCGCGTTTAAACGCGCAGAACCGAGAGTTAAACTCCCGTATCTCACAAATGGAAGAGTTGTTAAGCACTATGAGCAATCAAGCACCAGCTCAGCCTGAAGTATCAACAGACCCGTTAATTACGGATGATGATATGAAGGAATATGGTGATTCGATTGATGTAATGCGTCGTGCAGCTCGTGAAGAAGTCAATGCCGCGAATGGGCGGATTGCACATTTGGAGAAGATGATTCAGCAACTACAGGGTGTTGTGCCGCAAGTACATAAAGTACAGGCTCAGCAAACTCAAGCTACTGAACAGGCGTTTTGGAATGAACTTTCAAGTAAGGTTCCTAATTGGCAGGACACTAATAATAACGAGGCTTTTCAGTCTTGGCTGTTAGAAGTTGACCCGCTAACTGGAATTAGTCGTCAAACGTATCTAGAAGACGCACAGAAGAATCTAGATGTAGGACGTGTGGCGAATTTCTTTACGGCTTGGGGACAGGTAAATGGTACTCCTGAAAGCGTTGCTCAAGAAAATCGACAAGTAAATTCTCAGCTTGAGAGACAAGTTTCACCGGGACGAGGCCGTGCTGGTAGACCTGTAGCTAAAGAAGGCCAGAACTACGCGCCTGCTGACATCACCAAATTTTTTGAGGATGTTCGTAAAGGTAAGTACAAAGGTCGTGAGGATGAGCGAGGTCGAATTGAAAGAGACATTTTCGCTGCACAGCGAGAAGGTCGTATCGTAACTGCATAATTAAAAGGAGGTCGTTATGGCTTTTGCAGTATCAGGTGGTCGCCCCGATTACAGCGGCAACTTCATTCCAGAAATCTGGAGTGGCAAACTTATCGAGAATTTCTACGATGCTACGGTATTGTCAGCAATCTCGAACACTGACTATGAAGGTGAAATCCGTCAAATGGGTGATACGGTTAACATCCGTACTACTCCGGAAATCACAATCAAAACTTATGTTAAGGGTCAAACCCTAGCGGTTGAAAACCCTGACAAGGCTAAACTACAACTCGTTATCGACAAAGGTGAATACTTTGCTTGTGTTGAAGATGATGTTGACCAAGTTCAGTCTGACATTGCACTTATGGACCAATGGTCTAAAGACGCTTCAGAGCGTATGAAGATTAAGATTGACCAGCGTGTTTTGACAGATGTCTTGACCGACGTTTCTGCTAACAACAAAGGTGCTACAGCTGGCGCTATCTCAGGTAATATTAACCTAGGTGTTGCTGGTACTCCGCTATCACTAACTAAGTCGAACGTTATCGATTCTATCGTTGACGCGGGTACTGTGTTGGATGAGGCTAATGCTCCTGAACAAGGTCGTTTCCTTATCATTCCAGCTAAGATGGCAGGTCTTATCAAGCAATCTGACTTGAAAGATGCGTCTATCACTGGTGACAACACTTCACCATTGCGTAATGGTCGTCTCGGTATGATTGACCGTTTTACAGTTTATGTATCTCACAACCTGTATAAATCAGGCTCTGAGTTCAGCTGTATCGCTGGTCATAACATGGGCTTCACTTTTGCATCTCAGATGACAAATATGGAGACTATCCGTTCAGAGACTACTTTCGGTAACATTATCCGTGGCTTGCAAGTTTACGGCTATAAGGTTGTAAAACCTGAGGCTCTTGCGACTATGGTTGTAAGCGTATAAGGAGGGCTGAACAATGGCTACATATAACGATGGTAAAGGATACAACCTTGGTACTGGTGCAGCTCACGTTGCAGCAGGTATTAACAATGTATCGTCAATTACAGTTGACCTAGACTTCGCGGCTATCACGGCTGCTCGTGCGGCAGCTGGTCTAACTGCTCTTGCAGCTACTGACGTTCTTGAGGTTGTTAAGATTCCAGCGAATACGTTGGTTCTTGGCGTAGCTCTTAACGTGACTACTGCAGAGGGTGGCACTCTGACTATCGACGTTGGTGACGGCGACGACCCAGATGGCTACCTTGATGGTGTCAACGCAAACACAGCAGCAGCTTACTCACTAAACGCAGCAGCAGGTACTCCTACTGGCTACGCAGGTGGTAAGTATTACACTGCAGAGGATACAATCGATGTGACTACTGTTAACGCAGCAGACGCAGCGGTTATGTCACTTACAGTTGTAATGGTTGACTGCTCGTAAATGATTGGGGGGCTTCGGCCCCCCTCTCTACACGGAGAGTATGCTTATGAGTGATGTACACGGAGTAAAAGCAAAGCAGCTTACAGCTGACGGTGTTATTAGTGATAAGCGTGCTTATGTAAATAAAGTTGTAGTATTCCATCCTCTTTCTCAGGATTCGGTCTACAGTTTTTATGATTCTGCTACAAGTTCTGTTTCAGGACTAACTCCATACACATACGAGGTCTACGGAAAAGGTACTGACTACCTAGATATTCCGAAAGACGGTGTATTATTTGAAAACGGTATCTACGCTACTGTCGAGACAGGCACTACGTTGACCGTGTTTTATACGGAGGCATAATGGCTAAGCAGATTGATAAATCAAAGATGGCCTGTAACAAACCCAAGAGGGATGTACAGGGCGGTAAGAAGTTTGTTGTGAAGGCTTGTGCGAATGGCAAAGAGAAAATTATTCGCTTTGGCGACGCTAACATGACAATTAAGAAGAATAACCCAGAGCGACGCAAAAGCTTCCGTGCGAG